ACGGGGTTTGAGTTCACCTCGCAGGAACTTCTCGAATTGTCGGTCGTGCCAGTGCCCGCGAACCCGCAGGCCCTCGCCATCGCCAAGTCGCTCGGCCTGTCCGAAGCGACGCAACGCCTGCTGTTCCCCGCCGACGAGAGGGCATCGGCCCGCGTCGCTGCGGAGAGGCGGCGTCGATCAATCAACCTTCTCCGGCTGCGCGCCGGATAGGAGGCGACCATGTCACTCGCTACCCAGATCACCGCGCTGCGCAAAAAGCGCGGGGCGACGCTCGATCAGCTGTCGGCGCAGTCCGAGGCGATCACCGATCGGCTGATGACCGACGACGAGCAAAAGGAGTTCGACAAGACGCAGGCCGAAATCGCCGACATCGACAAGACGGTCGAGCGGCTGCTGGCCGCCGAGAAGGCGATCGCCGATGGCGCGCGCGAGATCGCCCACCCGCTCAACCCGACGCCCAGCGTCGAGGTCAAGAAGTTCAAGCCGTTTCCGGGGCAGGCGTTCGCCCGCTACGCCGGGACGCTGGCGCGCGCCAAGGGCAATCTGATGATGGCGGTCGAGCTGGCCAAGCGGTTCGACAACGAGACGCCCGAAGTCGGCGCGGTGCTGCGCGCGGCGGTCGCTGCGGGCACCACCACCGACCCGGCGTGGGCCGGGCCGCTGGTGCAATACAACGTGATGGCGTCGGAGTTCATCGAATACCTCCGACCCCAGACGCTGTTCGGGCGACTGCCCGACATGGTGCCGGTGCCGTTCATGACGAAAATCCCGCGTCAGATTTCCGGCGCAACGGCGAATTGGGTCGGCGAGGGCATCTCCAAGCCGATCAGCGCACTCGCGTTCGACATGGTCACGATCCCGTTTGCCAAGATGGTGTCGATCGTCGTCATCACCGACGAGCTGGCGCGTCTGTCGACGCCGTCAGCCGAGATGCTGGTGCGCGACGATCTGGCGGCCACCATCGCGCAGTACATGGATCAGCAGTTCATCGATCGCACCGTCGCGCCGATCGCGGGCGTGCGGCCGGGCTCGATCACCAACGGCAACACGACGATCCCCAGCTCGGGGTCGAGCGTGGCGCACGTCACGTCCGACCTGGTCGCGGCGACCCAAGTCATGTCGGACGCCAACATCCCGATGGCGCGCCCGGCGTGGATCATGCACACGCACGCCTATAACTTCCTCTACACGATGCGCACGTCGATCGACTCGTTCGCCTTCCAAGCGGAGATGAACCAAGGTCGACTGTTCGGCATCCCGTTCGTGGTGTCGAACAACGTGCCGCTGGCGGCGGGCGTGTCTGACATCGTGCTGGTCGACTGCGCGCAAATCTATCTCGCCGACGACGGCCAGATCGTGATCGACTCGTCGAACGAGGCGTCGCTGCAGATGGACAGCGCGCCGGTCACGCCACCCGTGGCGGCGACCGTGATGATCTCGCTGTGGCAGCAGAACATGCTGGCGCTGCGAGCCGAGCGCTACCTGTTCTGGCTGCTGCGCCGCGCGGCCGCCTCGGTGTCGATCACCGGCTTCCCGAATCCCGCGCCCTGATCACGCGGGCTCGTCGTCGCCCCGTTTCCCCTTCCTCCCCTGTCTTGGCCAGCGGGGCGGCGACGACTCTTTTTCAGCGAGGACAACATGGCGAAATCGAAAACCCCCGACACCGTCGAGGTCGAGGCGCTGCTGCGCTTCCCGTGGAAGGGGCGACCCTACTTCGCCGGGCAGACGCTCGTCGTCACGCCCGGCGAGGCGAAAGAGCTGATCGACGAAAAGCTGGCCGCGCCCAAGGCGACCTATCGCCGACGCGACATGCAAGCCGAGGGAGAGTGACATGGCCGACGTCGTGATCCTCGAGGCCACCGGGCCGACGTGTTTCCACTACACGTTCACCGGTCTTGGCCCGCCGTATCTGCAGCCGCGCATGTTTTTCCCCGGCAATCGGGTGAACGTGCCGCGCGCCTACGCCGACACGATGCTGGCCAATCAGCCGGTCGTCGCGGGCGCGGCATGGGTGCAGCGTTTCGACGGCAACGCCAACGAGTGGGGCCCGCCGTGGCCCGGCAGCACGCAAGGCACGCCCTACGGCGCGCCGATCGTCGGCGACCCGCCGCCCGAGGGCTGATCGATGCCCGAGATCGCGCGGCGCGGCCTGCTGCAACGGGTGATGGCGGCGCTGGCGGTGCTGCGCGCTTCGCCCGGCTCGGTGGGGCCGGTCGGTCAATGGTTCTGGCCCACAGGGCACGGCGATCGCGGGCCGCCCGGCTCGTGGCAGATGAACCGCAACGACCGGATGATGGGACAGGAGCTGGTCGCCTTCTCGGCGGTTTATGCCTGCATCAACACGATCTCGACCGACATCGCCAAGCTGCCGGTCCAAGTGTTCTCGAAGGATCTGACGACGGGCGCGCTGACGCCGCGACGCGCCGACTACTACGTGCAGCTGATGGGCGCGCCGAATCAGTTCCAGACGCTGCCCGACTTTCTGTTCAGCTTCGTGCAGTCCTATCTTTTTCAGGGCAACACCTACTGCTATTGCCGCCGCAACGCGCGCGGCGAAGTCAGCGAGATGCACGTCCTGAATCCCTACAGGGTGCAGCCGCTGATCGCCTCGGACGGCTCGATCTACTATCGCTGTGGCGAGGATTTTCTGGCCGGGCTGGGCGTGAGCGAGGTCGTGCCCGAGCGCGACATGATTCACCATCGCCTGCCGCTGCTGCCAGGTTATCCGCTGGTGGGCGTCACGCCGATTTTCGCCGCTGCGGCGTCGAGCGCTGTCGGCCTGAAAATTTTGCAGAACTCGCAGACGTTCTTTGCCAACAGCTCGCGCCCCTCGGGGATGCTCGTCACCGATCGCCCGGTGCAGGAGGCGCAGGCGACGCGCATCAAACAGGAATGGGACGAAGCCTATCGCGGCGATCAGTTCGGCAAGATCGCGGTGCTGTCGAACGGCTTCAAATGGGAGCCCCTGACGATCACCGCGCAGGACGCGCAGCTGATCGAACAGCTGCGCTGGTCGGTCGAGGACGTCGCGCGCGTCTTTCGCGTGCCGCCTTTCATGCTGGGCGACATGACCAAGGTGTCCTATCGCAACACCGAACAGCTGAGCCGCGCCTATCTCAACGGCTGCCTGTCGAGCCACGTCGCGGCGATCGAGCAACGCTTCGCCCGGGCTTTCGAGTTCGGCCCGCAATTCGTGTTTCAGTTCGATCTGTCGGCGCTGCTGCGCACCGAGATCGACGTGCGATTCGGAGCCTACGAAAAGGCGCTCAACTCGGGCTGGCAGTCGATCAATGACGTCCGCGCGCAAGAGGGCCTGACGCCCGTCAAGGGCGGCGAAGTCCCGCGCGTGCAGATGCAATACGTCCCGATTGACGCGCCGCCGCTGCCTGCGACGTCGCCGATCGGGCCGGGGCCGGGCGATCCGCCCGTGCCCGGCGACGACGATCCCGCGCCCGCGCCCGATCCGACCGAGGCGGCGGCTGACATCGCGCGGGTGCGCGCGGCCGTGCGCCAACGATTGCGGAGGGCGGCATGAACCGTGACGAGATGCTGGCGCTGGTGTCTGACGTCCTCGCGGGCGAGCTGACGATCCTGCGCGACGAGCTGGAAACGCGCATCGATCGACGGGTCGACGGCAAGGCGCTGCCGCCGTTCGTGCCGCCGAAGGCGTGGACCGAGGGTCGTCATGGCGCGGGCGTGTCGGTTCGCCATCGCAACGGACTGTTTGTCGCTCGACGCGACACCGAGACCGAGCCGGGGCGCGACGACGGCGCGTGGTTGCCGCTGGTCGTGGGCATCGCCGGGCTCGATCTGCGCTGGACGGGCGAGCGCGACGTCGCCTTTCGCGCCGCGCTGTCGGACGGCACGGTCTACGAGCTGACTCGGCACATCCCGGTGCCGATCGTGCGCGGCTACTGGTCGGCGGATGCCGATTACGACATCGGCGATCGCGTGTTTCGCTTCGGCGAGTTTCACGCCCAGCAGCCGAGCAAGGGCGTCGAGCCCGGCACGCCCGGCAGCGAGACGGCGTGGCTCAAAGTCGGCGGCAAAAACGCGCGCTCGACGCTGGCACTGTCGATCGACGACGAGGGCGAGATCAGCGAGGGCGGGCGCGTCGTCGGCTCGATCAAGCCGCTGGTCGCGCGATTGCTCGACGAGCTGGTGAAGCGCCACGGCAACGGACCTGGGCCATGAGTGACGCGCCGATCGACCTCGCCATCCTGAAAGACGATCTCGGCATCGCGGCCGACGACACCACGCAGGACGCGTGGCTGCAGCGCCGCGCCAACGGCGTGTGGGCGGCAATGGAAACCTACACGTCGCGCAGCCTGCGCGCGCCGCCGATGGGCTTCGTCGACGATTGGGGGGAGATGATCCTGAACGATCGCTATCACCTCCAGCCGCCGATGCACTTCGCCAACGGCCACAATCGAGGCTCGGTGTTCCTGCGCCAGTTCCCGGTGATCTCGATCAACGCGATCGAGCTGAACGGCAGCATCATCGATCCCAGCCACGCCATGTTCGACGGCGAAAGCGGCAAGCTGTTCGACCTCACGGGCGCAGGCGGCGGGCAGGCGTTCGATCTCGGGCGGCTGCTGCCGAGCGCTCGCGCGCGTGTGACCTATCTCGCGGGCTGGGCCGAGCTGCCGAGCGATCTCTATGAGGTGCTGCTGGGCGCGGTTCAGCAGATGTGGCTCAGCCGCACCTCGCAGGCGTCGGGGATTGGCGGCGGCAATATCTCCGAGGTCAGCGTGCAGGACGTCGGCTCGTTCAAGATGGCGGGCGCGAATATGTTCGTCAGCAGCGCCAACGCGCGCGGGCCCGGCGCGGTCGATCCGATCTTGGGACCCTACACCGCGACGCTCGATCACTACGTCGACTGGCGCATGTCGCTCGGGCTGGCGACGTTCCCGACGTCGACCGAAATCGGCCTGTTCGCCACGATGATCAATTCGTTCAACATGCCGCCGCCCGACAATGCGACGCTGGTGTCGGCGATCACGCTCGACGATGTGAGCTGGGCCACGACGGCGTATCCGATCACCGTGCAGGGCTTCGGCAGGATGCGCGTGGCGTCGATCGACGTCTCGACGCCTGTGCACCAGCTCGGGCTCGCCAACTACGGCGCGACAGGTGTCGTCGCCGAGGGCACGCCGATCCCGCGCGGCTCGCTGATCGTGCCGAGCGTGTGATGGCCGCGCGCTTCAACCTCGTCGACTTCGGCGCGGGCACGTGGCGCGCGGGGTTCCTGCTGTTCGCGCGCGACATCACCTATCGGCCGGGCAATGCGGGCGACTTCACCATCCCGGCGTTCCTGCGGGGCTTGCGAAGCGAGGACACGTTTGCCGCCGCCATGCAGCAGGACAGCGTTTTGGAGATGGACGCGGCGGTGTTCGCCAGCACGATCGGGCAGGCGACGCCGCGTCGCTACGATCGAGCGGTCGTCGGCGGGCAATCGTTCAGCGTCGAGGAATGGCGCGGCGCGCCCAACGATGCGCAGCCGGTGTTTTTCAAGCTGCTGGTGCGAGGGGGCCAACAATGACGCCCCTCGAAATCTTCCAAGCGATCTGGAACGAAAACATCCCGCCCGCCGTCGTGACCTACGTCGAGGCGGTGAACTACGGCGTCGACACCAACGATCTGCCCGACTTCTGGGCCTGCGCGCTCTATCAGCCCGAGCTCCGGCGCGACGTCACGATGGGCTCGCAGCCGTGGGTCGAGGAAACCGGCTCCTTCCAGATCGGCCTTCTCACGCGCAGCGGCACCGGCGCAGCGTCGCTCGATCAGGCGATCGACTACGTGCGCCAGGTTTTCCATGGCGCACGGCGCGACGGGCTGCTGATCGTCGAGGTCGACGGGCCGCACGACATCGATCCCGAGGGACAGGGCGAGTGGTGGGAGGTCGGCATGATCGCTCGCTACACGTTCCAGACGCGGCGCGATGGCACCGACCCGCTGCACGGCGGCTGGGAGGGCTTCCCCGAGACGCCACCGCCGCCGCTGCCGAGACCGTGACGTGGCGGGCATCGAGATCAAGGGACTCTCTCAGGCGCTGGCGAACCTTCAACAGCTGTCGAAAGACGTGCAGCTGAAACTATCGCGCGACGCGCTGCGCGAGGCGTCATGGACGATCGCCAAGGCGGTGCGCGGGGCGACCTACACGACGTTTCACAGACTTACCGGGGCGATCCAGTCGGGCTTCTCGGTGCAAGTGGCGCAGCAGCCGCACACCGCGACCGAGCTGGACGCCTACGTCGTGCAGTATCAGCAGGGCATCATCGGCACGTCGGCCGCCGCGATGGCGTTTCGGAAAGCGGTGATCGCGCACCGTCGTCGGCGCAGTCGCCAGCCGATCCAGCTGCAGCAGGTCGCGTTCTGGTGGCGCTTCCTCGAGTTCGGCACGCAGCCGCGCCGGGCGATGCGGACGCCCGCGTTTTCGCGCCACGTCAGCAAGCGCACCGATCGACAGAAAAAGAGGCTCGCCGCGTTCAACGCCTCGCCGTCGCGCGGCGGCATTTCCGGTCGCTCGTGGGTGCGGCCCGCTTTCTCGACGTCGGCGCAGACGTCGATCGAGACCTTTCGCGACACGCTGTTGCGGGAGCTGCAGCAGGAAACCGATCAACTTCCCAAGTGAAGGGGGACGCCATGTCTCGTATCTCGTCGCAAGGTTCTGTGATCATGATTCAGAGCGCGGTCGCGCCCACGTCCTCGGACGTCGCGTCGGCGACCAAGGCCAAGCCGTGCGTCATCACGCTCGGCGCGGCCGGTCCCGTCGTCGGCGACATCGTCATCCCGCAGAACACCGGCTGGGCGTCGCTCGACGGTCGGCCCTTCAAGGTGGGCGCGGTGACTTTGGTCGCGATCACGCTGGTCGACAGCGACACGACCAACGAGGTCGACGCCATCCAGCTCGGCACCGTCGTGGTCCCGGGGTGGCTGGAGCTGTGCCGCTCGACGTTCAACGTCAGCATGCCAGCGGGCGCGGTGATCGACGTCACCACGCTGTGCGACATGGCGCATCGCATCACGTCGGGCCTGCCCGCGATCGCGACGTGGGCCGCCAACGGCTTCTATGACAGCAACGATCAGGCGATGCTGGTGGCGCGCGACTACTACCGGACGGGCGAGTTCGTGGCGTTCGACGTGCATTTCCCTGACGGCTCGGGGATCACGTTCTCGGGCAACGTCAACGTGTTCGACATCACGATGGGGATCAACGCCGCGGTGGCCAACAACATCGGCGGCAACGTCGACGGGCTGGTCAGCTTCTATCCGGC